ATGTTGCGTTTAATTTTACTCTATATTCTTCTTCTCTCATTCGCGCATCTGTTTTTGTTTTAATATTTTTATCACATATTTCAAGTAAAACCATATTCCAATTATCCCAACCACCATATTCATTAATAGTTTGATACAATTTATAATGTGATTTATCATTATTTGACATAGAATTTAATTTATGTTTACTTTTTCTTTGTCTAAAATTATGTGTTGAACCTACATAAAATTCATCACAATTATTACTATAAATTTTATATATCACATATGGAATATCTTCATCTAATATGTCACCATGTTGTATTTTTAATTCTGTAATTTTTTCATCACTTATATTATTATTTAATTTTTGTTTCCATTTTTCAACTTTACTTTCTGCTTTTAATTTTGTATTAATATTTTCTTCACATACTTCAACAGGAACCATTCTCCAATTATACCATCCACCATTTAAATTAATAGTTTTATATAGCATAGTTTCAGATTTATTATTTTCTGTTGTAGTATTTTTTTTATGATAACTTCTTCGTTGTATAAAATTTTTTGTATAACCAATATATGTGTATTCATAATGGTCGCAACATATTTTATATATAATATATGTCATAATATAGTTATATGTCTCAAAATGTCTTTAAATCAATTTTTTATATAATTGTCTCAAAAAATAATATATTTATAAAAAATATATTATTAAAATTATTGTTTACATAAATGCTCTCATATTTTAACTTAACCGAGCCTTGGAAAACCAACAAGATTCGCGCCGATACCGAAGCCAGCGCCTGAGCGCGCGCTTGCACCCATCGAAGGAACAAATGTGTCAAGAATAGAAAATGTAGCTGCTGCCATTAAAGCAATAATAGCGATTTCCTCAAATTTCAAGGCGCGTTTTTCTGGAGGAATGACGAATGCGACAATCGCAACCATTAAACCTTCTACTAAATATTTGATAGCTCTTTTAACTAATTCTCCCATGCCTGGATTCATTTTGTTTATAATAATAACCAAGAAAAAAATAATTAATTAAAAAAATAAAAATTTGTTATTATTAAAAAAATAACTTAAAATTATAATTAAGTTTATTTTATATAATATGTCTACGAAAAAAAGTGCTAAAGTAAAAGAGCAAGAAGTCAAAAATCCTGAAGAATCTAAATATATTGATTTACTAGATGAAGATAAACCTATTGCTGGACAAAAATATGTATGTTTAAGTTTTGTATCACCTGAAGATATTCTAAAAGATAAGAATCTATTTTACTTTGAAAAGTTCCTTAAACACTTTGAATTCAAGAAATCTCTCGACAAATATACACAATTTCTAAATTTTTTAAGTTACAAATATAATTTAGATTTTCAAAAACTTTCTAAATACCTTGAAGAATTTGTTATTGAAGAAAAAGATAAATTAATTGATACAACTATTGAAGATGATTACAAAAGTTTTATTGATAATTCTGAAAAAAAATTACAAGAAGAATTCAGTCAACTACATAATTATCAAACAAATACTCGTGGTATTAAAATTAGAGGAACATTTGGTTCTCAAGAAGAAGCTGAAATGAGATGTAAAATGTTAAGAGAAAATGATCCTAATCACGACGTTTATGTTGGACAAGTAGGTTTATGGATGCCTTTTCATCCAGACGCTTATAAAACAGGTAAAGTTGAATATTTAGAAAAAGAACTTAATGAATTAATGTCTAAAAAGAAAGAAAATGATGAAGTTAGTAAAGAAGAATTTAACAAAAGAGTAAAAGAAGCTAAAAGAAAAGCAATTGAAGAAAATATTGCTAAAGCACAAAAAGAAGGTAATAAATTAATGCAATCTATTGATGAAGATGGAAATCTTGTAAATGCAGATAGAATGGATGTTCCAGGTAAAAATTTACTATTTGGTGACGGAGAAAAGGATGATGTATCAACTGCTGATTTACGTAGAGAATTATTTGATGGTGAAAACGTAGTTTTAGATAAAGATAATGACCATGGAATTGGAGAAATTTTAGAAAGACAAAAAGAACTAGAAAAAGAAAATGAAAAAGATACTTCATTTTTAGAAAAATTAGACCAAGAAAGAGAACAAAATGAAAAATTAGCTGCTATGGCAGATGGAATGGAATCTGTATCTGAACCTCCTAAAAAAGACGATCTAACTAATATAGATTAATATTCAATATCCTGCCAGTTAATACTTTTATGTACTACTGATTCTTGAAAAGATTTCATTGTTATAAACTTCGACTTATATTTATTTTCATTTTTTTTTATTAAATTATTTACTAATTCATTATCAACTAAATCTGGATGTACATACCAGTCTTCAAATGGATAATATCCTTCATTATTTACATCACTAAAAACTCTTAAATATCCTCTATTTTCAAATATTTGTCTAGATACTAATCTGGTATTCAAATAATTAGTATGATAAATATCATGTTCAAAAGTAATTATGGCGAATTTATATTTATCCATAATTTCTTTATCTAGTTTTTTCAAGGTAGTTAAAGTACTCCCATCAGTAACTTGCAAATCTATTTGTAAATAATCTACATTTAAAGGGACATTATTTGTTTCAAATAAATTTTTATAATCTATTTGTGTAGCATCATTTATAACATGAATACTATTTGGTCTAATTCTTTTATAATCATTTAACCATTCGTTTGAATATTCAATCATTATACCATTCCATTTGTAATTCTTTTATAATATGTATGAATTGTTAATTAAAATTGGATCATAAGAACCAATTTCTACAAAAAAACCATTTTTCTTATTTTTAAGAACATTTAAAACAAATTTATCTTGTTGGATCTGGCCATAATACATTTTTACAATTATATAAAATAATATGTTTAGATTTATATTAATAGTAAATTAAAATATAAACATATATAAATGACTACTCCTCCAGAATTTATAAGATTATGGGTTAATCCTATAAGTGGTTCAAGATTTGCCTCCGGTAAATTTGAGATTACAACAGAAACTAGAGATTTTATTAATAATATGATTATCCGAGATGGAAATGGTAAACCAGATACTGAAACTGTAAAGGGATTAAATGGATATAAAGATAGAGAACTTCAACATCATATAGCAACATATTTAGATAATATACATCTTACAATTTCTACACATAACATAAATGATGATCATATAACTATTGCATTTAGAGATAAAAGTAGATTTTTTGTTCGTTATAATAGAGGTATGGAATTTACAACAGGTATGGAAGGAGGTATGCCTGAACCAGTTGGAGGAGGAAATGCACATAAATTAGCAGGAGTAATAGCAGTTGTTGAAAAAACAATAGAACCTTTAATTGAAAAAATATATACAGACCCTGGTATACAACATTATATACGCTTAGATTCTGAAGTACCTACTATAACTCCTTCATCACAAATTTCTACTGGAATGGTTGCAACACAAAGTCAACCAGTAGATTATTATGATGAAGAAAAAGAAATGGATGAATTACCAGAACCAGAACCATTAGTTAGAAGAAGAAGTAGTAGACTGCAAGGAAGACAAACTAGTGAAGATGACCGAAGAAAAGATGATAGACCTCAAGTAAGACATAGAAGTAGAAGTAGAGGTAAAACCAAAAAAAGAAAAAAAAATAAAAAAACAAAAAAGAGAAAAAATAAGAAGCAAAAAAAAACCAAAAAGAAAAAAAACTGAAATAATTATTATTTAAAATATAATAATTATTTATATGGACGAAGGTAAAAATACTAATTGTTGTGCTTTTGAAAATTGTAATCGTAAATTAAAGTTAACAGATTTTGCTTGTAAATGTGAAAAGAAATTTTGTAAAATACATAGATTACCTGAAGACCATGATTGTGTTTATGATTATAAAGAAAATAATAATAAACAAAAAAAAATAGAAGCCATGAAATGTATTTCAGATAAAATAGAGAAAATCTAATTTAAATTTAATAATTCAATTCCTACTGAATTTACTGTAGGAATATTATCATTTTTTAAATTCTGAAATTCATTAATCCATTGTATTATACAAAACCATAATGTGCAGGCAGCAAATCCTTTATTATCAATATTATTATGATATTTTTGAAATATTAAAGAAAATTTTTGTAATTCATTTTCACTTGGATTAAATTTATGAAATATATTTATTATATTTTCACACATTTCATCTGTTGTTTCAAACATTTGTAATAACTTTACACAATCATCAACACTTTTTATTTTAGATAATTTATTTCGTAAAGTATATTTAAATGCTTGTTTACTATAACTTTCTATAAATCTATTAGTATATTTACTAAATAATGTATTATGATACTCACTTTCTATTGCATAAGTATTTCTTAAAAATCCATATAGCATAAAAATATATTTGTATATATAAAATGAAAAGTAAAAAATATCCAAAAAAATTTAATAAAAAATATACAAAAAAACGTAAACAAAAAAAAAGGTTAACAAAAGCAAAAGGACTTTATGATAGTTTTGTATCATTTACCCAACCTCCTGCTGTTGCTCGCAGAGAATCATCTATAAACGATTTAACAATTAAAAATACAATTGAAAGAGAAGGAGAATTATATGTTTTAACTTTTTTAATAAATCATTTATATTCTAAACTTAAAACCAGAGATGAAAAAATAGATTTTTTAGCAGATTTTCAAAATTTAAATAATTCAAATAATTTATAATCAATTCTAGCAATAAAAATTATTTACCATTTACTTTTACGAACATTAATTTTAGGACCTTTCTTTTTATCTCTCGAGTTTGGATCATAAACTTCTTCTTCATCATCTGAATCCATAGTTTTAGATATATCCCAAAATTCTTTAGAACCTAATTTGAAAGTTTTATGAGAATCTGCTTTATACCAAAATATCTGTTCACTTAATTTATTAGTTTTTGCATTGTTATTTATTACTAAACATTCATAATTTTCAGTACATTGGTCCATAACTTGACAGAATGATTCAAATGTTGGAAACATACCAGCATAATTTTCATATATTTTTTTCCTATTTGAAATATATGGTTCTCTTAAAATAAATACATAATCAATATTAGTTCTTAAATTTGGTGGAATACCTAACGGATATTGCATAGTAATAATTAACATCATTTTCCAATGACGACCATTCATAAATAATAATCTCATCATTTTATCTTTAGTCCATCCGGCATCATAAAGACAATCATCTAAAATAACAAATGCACGAGGGTCAATAGTGGATTTTCTAAAGGTTTCCATCTCTTTTTTAATTTGTTTTAAAACAGTGCGCTGACGCTTTAAAATATTTTCAATAATTGCAGTATTATATTCTTCATGGATAAAGAGTTTGGGGACATGTTCAGCATAGAAACCATTACCTGCTTCAGTTCCACTAATAACAGTTCCAATGGGAATATCTTGGTGATAATAAAGAAGGT